ATCTGCTGAAGACGATCAAAACCTAAGTTAGCTTTGATAGTTAACAGACGTTGGTTAAGGTTATAGGCATCAGTTCCGGGAACAAATGATTGTCCTTTACCGATTAAGCCGGTAGTCATTCCACCAACTAAATTAGAAGCTTCTTGAACGTCTGTGACAACTTTACTTGCGTGGTTCACAGCCATCTCTTGAGCGGCTGCTTTTTTATCTGCTTTTTCTTCTTGTTTAGCTTTAATTTCGTCTAAACGAGCCTGAGCGATTTGTCGTTGAGTATCAGTAACAGCAGAGCGTAAAGCAGCATTACCAGCAGCCAATTCACGACGGAAAGCTAATTCTTGTTCACGTTGGGCAAGTTTCTCACGCTCCAGTTCAGCTTTAGCAGCACGATCTGCTTCAGCCTTTTGACGCCGCTCAAGAACAGAGAAAATCTTGTCTGGATCTCCGTACTGACGAACAACAGCTTCAATATCTTTGTCGGTAGCTTCAGCAGGAAGAGCAGCTAAAGCACCTCGGAGTTCTTCTTCTCGCTGGAGTCCCATCAGAGCCTTAGCCTCTTGTGCTCGTTTAAGTCCGGCAGTAGCCATAGAACCTTCAGTTTCTAAAGCACGGGAAGTAAGCATCTGTGCTGCTTGAACATCGCCCATTTGCATAGCTTTCTGAGCAGCAGCCCGCAGCGAAGCAGGATCAGCGGGATTGATGCCCTGCAGAAGCTGTTGACGCTGACGAACACGCATCAGTTCAGGATCTTCAGCACCTAACAAGCCACCAAGAGCACCTCCTAAGCGAGAGCCTGCTTCATAAAAACCAGCACGAGCAGCCTCAATAGGAGACATGCGACCATACTGCATCGCTTGCTCCTGAAGACGCTGTTCGCGTGTAGCCATCAGAGACTCAGGAGACACACCAAATAAACTTTCAGCTACTGTTGCCATTATTGTAAACCCCACTGTGCAAGGACATCATTAGAAGCTTGACCTAAGCCCCCCACATCAGTGAAAGGCCTGCTAGAACTTCCTAAACCAGACAACCAATTCCCTAAACCAGAGGTAAACTGCTGATTACGAGACAGACCCATCAAACTAGAACCTAAAGGACTCAGTGCATTGGCTTGAGCCATAGTCTCTGCAGCACCTAAACCACCTCGGAGAAGTGCTTGTCCGGCGGTAGCACCTGCTGTAGCAGTACGTCCACCCAGTTGAGCACCGATGTCCAGAGGAGACTGACCAAGTTTCTCGATTGTCTCACCTAAGCCAAGTTGTGTCTGTAACGGGCTGTAGCCTGCCTGAGCAACCTTAGCACCAGTACCAAACAAGCCAGCACCAAATTCAGTCTGAGCACGTCCTTGTTCTTGAGCTTGTGTAGCCAAGTTAAGATCCTGCTGAGCAAGTGCGTTGTAGAAAGCAGCCAGTTCAGGGTTAGCAGCTTGCATCCCTTCACCTTGACCGACAGCTAAGCCGCTACGACCACGAGTAAACAAACCCTGACGAACCTGATTCAAAGCACGTTCACGAGCAGGCGCTAAAGCAGCTTGTTGAGAAGCAAGCCACTGCTGAGAAGCAGCTTCAGGAGACTGAGCAAGGTATTGTTGACCAAGATTAAATAAGCCCTGCTGAGCAGCCAAAGCCTGTTCTGTAGCGCCTATACCTTGACCACCTGCTTGAGACAGTAAACGGTCTTGGATAGCAGCTAACTCAGGGGTTAAAGTATAGCCTGCGCTAGATAAACGTCCTTGGTCATCAAAACCAAACTGAGAAGTACCAAAACGAGTAGTGATACCTACAGGACGGAAACGCGCCTCTTCAGCAGCAATACGAGCAGCTTGTAACTGAGCATCAGCAGAAGTCTGAGCAGCGGCTTGAGCAGCGTCTGCTTGACTACTGGCACCTAACAGACCTAAAGCCCCTCCAACGAGAGATTCAAAAAGAGCCATAATTATTCCTTAATCTTTCTTTGATCTGTCAATTACGCAGTACGCTTCCACATCTTAACAACAATGTACGGCTGGACGTTAGCGTTAGTTCCAGAGGAGCCTGTGGAGTTAATACTAATTCCTGTTGTAGAGGTTCCCGTACCTGAAGTAGCTGTGTTGACAGCAGGGCCTTCTAAGTTTAACCCCGATCCTGCCGTGTTAGTGGCAAAAACATCAGTAGTATGGGAGTGACCCGGATCAGTGATACTGTGCGTGTGGCTTACAACAATAGCGTCTTTACTACCGCCAGTCTCTTCCAATGTGTCAAACAATGCATCAGAGGCATCCTGACCAACTAAAACACGACCAGCACCAAACTCTACCCAAGTACCAAAACCAAGTAAAGTAGCAGGATTAGTAGCTGAAGTAGCATTGATATAGACAGAACCAACAGGATAGACTGCTTGCAAAGCAGCCTGCACAAAAGCAGTAGTAGCAATCTTTGTTGTATTATCTCCAGCAGCAGGAGTAGGCGTAGTAGGCGTCCCAATAAAGGTAGGACTATTCAAGTCAGCCTTAGTAGCCACCGCCGTAGCAATGTTGTTGAATTCAGTATCAATCTCAGTACCTTTGACAATCTTTAAAGGATTACCAATGGCTAAAGAATCTTTACTGGCAAAGTTAGTGCTTTTTACGTAGTCCGACAAGATTATTCTCCTTGTTTAGTATGTTTGTCTAAGTAAGCTATTGCTTTAGCAAGAATAGGTATAGATTCTTTTAAAAGACCTAAACCAGCATTGCAAGAATGACAAAGAAGTTCTCTAACTTTACCCGTAGTGTGACAATGATCTACGTAAAGTTTTTGCTTCACGGCTTCTTTTTCGTCTATTCCACAAATAGCACATTTATGGTTTTGAGCAACGAGAAGTTTGTTATGATCTTCCCTTGTCATGTTATATTGAGTCTTCAGATGATAGTCTTTACCATAAGCTCTCATCTTTGCTTTTCGTTCTTCTGTTAGAGGATCTGCTTTGATGCAGTCTTTACAGATTGTTTTATGCCCAGATTTTCTATCAGAAGTTTTATAGTACTCACTAAGCGGTTTCTCAATACCGCAACGCTTACATACACAAGTCATACAATTTTACCTTGCTTTGCCTGAAGTTCCAACTTCTGGACACTCAAAGGAGCACCGGTGATGTCTGCCTCATAACCTGTCTGGATAACTTTACCTGCACCTGTAGGATAAGCTACAAGAGTCTGCAGAGCAGTACCGCCAGAATACTGAGCTATATTATACTCTCCTACGCCGTAATAGTCAACCCCTTGTTCAGGAATTTTTGCAGTTTGAGAGTAATAATTTGAAGTAAAGTCGTAACCCCACTTCATAGAAACATATTGGTTTGTACCACCAATGACAACTACAGATAGCTTCTTAAGCACCGAAGTAACTGAAGGAGCGCCCAAGTCTGTGTGGTTGGTAAAGTACTGAAAGCGATATGAATCTGTGTTGTCTACATAACCCGTGTATTCAGCGATATATCCTGCTTTACCAAGTAATAATTCTTTATTAATATTATCGTAGCAGAAGCTCTTAGGCTGAATGCTGTCCCAAGTAGTTACCCTAGCCGAACCATCCTGCAGTGTAGCTTTTAAGTCAAAGCAGTACACAGTCTTAAGCACAGGAAGAGTAATCAAGTAGAATGAGTCAAAGGGACTATAGACTGATTTGATCGTAGTAGCTACTTCACCAGCCACAGCAGACATCAGATCATCACGTACATTCTTACTCAGGTCACGGAAAGGAGCAGACTTCTCTTGGATAGTCCTCAGTACGCTTCTGACCCCGGTGTCGGAGAGGAAGATGACATCTGAGCCGGTGTTAGCCACAGAGTCCCTTGCAATGCATCCAATACCAGTAATTGTATCAGATAATACGAGATTAGAGGGATCATTAGCGTTGGCATAGACAAGAATGTTATTACGACCAAAGATAAACAGATAGTTATTATGGGCTGCCAAAGCCGTAATGTTGTCTGCTCCATTAGGCCAGTATTGGGTGACATCTAAGTAACCTGAAGTACCTCCTGACCATTTCATACCAGACAATAGATCAGAGAAGTAAACGGTGTCTTTGTTTGTAGTAGAGTTAGCTGTCCAGATACGTCCAAAAGCAGAGATAGCACAGTCACCAGCTAATACAGTTCCCGTGTAGCCTGCGTGCTCAGAAGCTCTGCGATACTCTGTAGTGCTTAAAGCAGGATCAAATACCAAAGGATCGTGCCCGCTCTGGAACAGATACAAGATACCATTTAAAGAAGCTGCTTGCCAGTTACTGTCTGTAATCGTAGGAGCTACGCCACCGCCTCCGTAGGTCAGTTCAGACAGAACACCACCGGAGAGCTTAAACAGTTTGTTATTACCTGCAGCTACCGTGTACTGAATACCTGCTTCAGTCAACAACTGAGCAATCATCTTAACATCAGCAGTACCCAGAGCACCTAACGTAGAGTGCTTTGCTTGCCATCCTTTACGAGCACCAATACGACCATATTTGTCAATAACACAATTATTAGCCACTAGAGCAAAGCCAGAGGCTAAGTCCAGTGAGCTATCCTGAGTATTCAATCCGAAGAAGCCCGGAGCTGTGATGGAATACGTTTGAATCTGTTGGGCCATCGTTTACACAGCCTCCCAAGTCTCTTCCTCGATAAAGCGAGAACTCTCAACTGCAATCGCATCAGCCAGAGCAGCGCGATACAGGCCATAGGCTTCAGAGCTATTTAAACCACCGTCTTCACCACGCTCCACCAGTGCACGAGCTAAAGCACCTAACACCACAGGATTCTTAGGAGTTAAGAGTTTGTCGGAATCAGCAGACAAATCAGGCTGAGGAATATACAAGTTAAAGTATAAAGTCAAACCTGCAGGAGGAATGGGATAGAAGTCTACTTTAGTGTCACCTGAGGTAATATCTACGCCGTTGAAGTTGTAGTACTGCGGAGGAGCCGTCTGAGGCTGATCTAACAGATACTGAGACATTAATGGGGTAGGGATATTACGTAAAGTGTTCTTGTTGGTGATGTCTTGAGCATCAATAACTTTAAACATCAAACCAGAGCCGTTTAGTACATAGCCATAAGTATTAGCTAAGGTTTCAATAACTAAGGTGTCTGTTAAAGAGTTCCAACTGTAAGCATCCTCTACTTGTCTCTTTGAGTCGTTAACCAACTTACCAATAAGCTTGGATAAGACGTTCTCTTGGACAGTAGTAACTTCAGGTTCACGTAAGCGAACAAGAATATCATTAACCAATTCAAGGTATGTTGGCAGGGCCATCTTAAATTCCTTCTTTCTTAACTAACTCAAAAGTACAGATTGTACTAAATGAACTACCTGCTTCGTCTTGCATGACTACAGTGTCTCCTTCTTCTAGCACCACATAAGCACCTCCATCTTGTCGTGCATAAGAACCTGCTGCAATAGTTCCATTATGAACGTAGATGTTGGTAGATGCACTAGAATCTCTCCAGTAGACTGAAATGCTTTTAGTAGAGCCTGAGTTATTAAATAAATACATCAGATTCCACTTAGCATAGTAGCCTACCGGAACTGTAAACACTGTAACTGCAATACCAGACGAAAGGTTTAAACCTACTGATACTGGTCTGGTAGCCATGGCTTACTTCTTCTTAGGTTTCTTTTTACTTTTACCAGCACTAGCGTTGGCTTCAGAGAGAGCAATAGCGATGGCTTGCTTACGATCAGTAACAACAGGACCGCCTTTACCGCTATGAAGAGTCCCTTCTTTGAACTCTTTCATAACTTTTTCTTCTTTAGACGTAGGTTTGCTGGTTTTCTTTTTAGTTGCCATTTAAGTTCTCCTCGGGAGGTAATGGTGTGTTCCCCTCTGCCAGCCACTCCAGGTACTTCTGATAGTCGGTGTTGGCGGGGTCGAAGGGGATGAAGGCGTTGTCTGCGAGGCGTTTGATGCAGGTTGCCGCTCCCATTGGGGTTTCGGGAAGAAGTTGGTACATGATTATTTCTCCTTGCCAGTGCCGTTACAGGCAGGGCAGGTGACAACCTTGCCGTCTTGAGGAATCACACCACGACCATCACACTTGACGCAGATAGGCTGCGGGGTTTTCTGACTGGTTACGCCGGGAAACATTTGGTTGAAGATGTACATGATTAAAGCTCCGATACGGACAAATGGTGCGCTTGAACGTGAGCAGAAACTCCAACAGTACCTATTACAAGTGCCCCAGAATCTCCTTGATACGCCAAAGAAGCAGCGACATCCGCGCCGATATCAATGTTTCTAAAGACACCCGCCGAGCCGGTGGCGGGGCTGTATACAGTGATTGTTGGAGATGCACGTTTTTTTGTTCTGTATCTAATCGGAATAAAGCCGTCGTTTCCTACAGATCGAACGGCAATAATACCAATTGAATTAACAGTTCCCGGAGCAACACCCGCGGGATACGAAGTTTCACAATACCTCTCACACAGACTCAACTCAGTGCCATACGGCCTGCGCTCAAACGGCGTGGCCACTGAGCCTGCTTCCAGCTGGACTCCGGTGATGTAGAAGGTGGCTCCGTTGGTGCCGACGACTGAGGTTGCGCTTGGAACGGATACAAAATTGCCGGTCTGCCAAGAACCTGCGGATGCGCTGAATGTAGCGCCCACACCAAGTGCGATGTACAGCATTAAACCTGTGCCGTTGTCAGTCAGCCAAGTGCCAGAGGTATCACCCGCAATAGTGATTGTTTTGTACTCAAACGTGTTTGCTGCAATGATGGTGTAGCTAAACGGGTAAGAACGGTTGGACGCGCTATTACGAAGAGAGCCGCCAAACGTACCTGTCAGTGACGAACGCACCCAAAACGAAAGCGTTACTGTTTGTGCCCCCGCCGCACCCCACCCAAAGTCTGCGGTGTTGAATCCCTCAATCATGTGCATGACCCCTGTGACCTCACCCGCGCCAACAGTGTAGGAGGACAGCGATGTGACCAACAGGGAGTTGGTAAAGCCCGCAGGGGCAATTGTCGAGCGTTGCAGCGAAAACTTGCTTGCGACATTCAACGATGCTTTCCAGCGATCAACAGTAAACTGACCGTCAGTCGGTGTAATAGCCGCCCCAGCATTCCTCTGGTCAATCCGCATGTCACCGTTGATGATGCGGTTGCGGAAGCCTAAAGAGCTATTCGTGATGACCATCGAAGTTTTAATTGCTCCGTTCACGTCAAGCTTTTGAGAAGGCGAACTCGTCCCAATCCCTAGATTTGTCCCATCAAACGTCAGAGCACTTCCCGTGGTCAGGACTTTGGAGCCGTTGAGGTAGGCTACGCCGTTGGCTGTACCAGCAGACAAAGTAGGATTAGTGCTAAAAGTTTTAGCCCCTGTGATAGTCTCAGTACCGCTAATATGTACTAAATCAGCAGGGTTAATAGAGGCAGCATAGCCAGCAGCTTCAGAAGCACTTGCAGCGGCTGCAGATGCCGAGTTAGACGCACTCGTGGCACTGTTAGCGGCATTTGTTGCAGACGTAGCTGCGCTTGAAGCTGAATTGGACGCACTTGTAGCAGAGTTTGCTGCATTAGTTGCAGAAGTTGAAGCACTAGAAGCACTAGAAGCTGCGTTGGTAGCGCTAGTAGCTGCACTAGAGGCCGAAGAAGCCGCAGCAGTCGCGCTAGAGGAGGCGTTAGAAGCCTGAGTTGTAGCTGTAGAAGCACTATTGGCAGCACTCGTAGCACTAGCGGCTGCAGCAGTAGCTGAATTAGCTGCATTAGTGGCAGAAGTAGACGCACTAGAAGCACTAGAAGCAGCAGCAGAAGCAGACGAAGAAGCATTAGATGCGCTGGTGGCTGCGGCGCTTGCAGACGAAGAAGCGCTAGAGGCGCTATTAGCTGCATTTGTTGCGGCGGTCTCTGCGTTAGTTTCAGCAGTCTCCGCATTTGTTTCTGCCAACTCAGCATTGACTTCAGCCTGCAGAGCTGCGTCGCGGGCAGCTAAAGATTGCTCTAAAAACTGCTGATAAAGATTGGTATCTGCATCAGAAGTAGCAGAACCTGTACCACCGGGGCCTCGGTAGATCGTCATAATTTATTCTTCCTTCTTAGGGCGTCCTGCCTTCTTAACAACGATAGGCTTACTAGATTGTTCTTCAGTATTAGGTTGTTCTATGATCTCGTACCACTCGGGGTTAGATCTAAAGCTGTTTATATCCACTTCACGATATACTTCAGCAATCGTCTGAGGACGAGTACTGTGTTTCATTTGAAAGCGTACATATTGACGTTGCATTATGCTCTCCTTTGTTAAAGGCTCCGTAGAGCACTTAAAAAAGGAACCCTCCTATTACAGAGGGGACCTTAATCTACTACCTGTTAGGCGGCAGAGGCGTCAACCACGATCGGCACAGCGCCGTAGTCACGCAGTTCAGCAACGCCATACAGGGTGTCAGCGGTGAACAGGGTACCGAGGTATTCCTGCTTGTACTGGGTCTGGCTACGCACGCCAAGTTGCTCAACCAGAACAGCCCAGTCACGATGGAACATCAGAGCCACACGGTCGGTGTTGGTGTTGCCAGCAGCGGTGTCGCAGTTGGTAGACACAAATACTTTCACACCGTAGATGTCACCAAACTCGCCGTTCATCAGGGTCGAGCCGTTGCCTTTGAAGGCTTGCTCGGTGAAGCGGTTGATGCCCAGCATCGAGTTACGAGCAACCGGAGGAACAACCAGCGAACGGCCATCCATCGGAACGTCTTGGTCGTCCAGCAGCTGAATAGCGGTACGGATACCGGCGTCAGCGATGTTGGCAGCGTTAGAGGTGCCGGAGGTGTAAGCAGCGCCAGTCGAACCGATGATACCACCAGCGTATTGAGCGTTAGCGGTAGAACCACCACGAGCGCCACGAGCCAGTTGGATCAGGCTGGTGTCAACCTTCTTAGCCAGAGCGTGACCGGCATCGTCCGTGTAGAACTGACGCAGGCTCGACAGAGCTTGAGCTTCCACGATGTCTTCGATCAGACGGCTGTATTCGAAGTGGTTGTTGATCGACACAGGGATGTCGCCTTCGGTGGCGGCAATCAGGGTCACTTGGTTGCCAGCGGTTTTGGCAGAAGCTTCACCACGGTTCGGGGAAGGAATGTGAACGGTGTCACCCTTCTTGCCCTTGAAGTTCATCTTCTTGACCAGATTGGCCATCACGAGGGATTTTTTGTAAGCAGCAACGATCTCATCACTCCAAACTTCAGGGATGAAGGTTGCAGCGGTGGTCACGGTCACGTTATTGGTACCTAAAGGCATAATATACTCCTATAATTTCAAATTGAAAGGTTCGCAGCGAAGCGAGAATGTCCTCACTACGTTGCGGGATTATTTCACACGACCTTCACTATAAGCAGCCATGATTTCAGGTTGGAGCTGCTCATAACGATCAGGGTCAGTCATTTTAAGACGGATTAAATCCGCACGACGATAAATTTTCTTTGTAGTTTCACCAGAGCCACCAGTATCCACAGCAGCGGCCTTCATAGCTTGTGCTTTCTGTGTATTTCCAGCAGTCTTAGCTGCACTAGATCGTACTTGTTTCAATTCTTTGTACGTAGAAAGAAGTTCATCTGCAGCTTCAAAATCAAATTCAGCATCTGCTTTAGCATAAAGACTCAAACGCACTTTACTGGACTTCACCCACTCTTGAAAACCAGCGTCATTAGCGATAGTTCCAAAATCAGGGTGTTTAGATGCCAGCTGCTGTGCAGTCTTCATCTTCTTTAGCTCAAGAGCTGCTGCTTTAGCCTCTAAAACGGCAGGATTGTTCTCAATAGCACGTTGAACTGCTGTTTGAGGATTCTCAAAGAAATCAACTTCGGGCGTATTCTCAACGACTTCTGGTTGCTTATCTGCATCGAGTTGTCGTTTAAGCAACTGATCTGCTAAAGATCGAACTTCATGTACTTCCTGTGCCTGCCGACCAATCATCTTTTCTGCCTCTTGGTGCATACGGATGATATCTTCAACAGACTTTCCTTTATATTTATCAGGAACGACTTGTTCGACTTGTTCTTGTACTGCTTCTTGAGGAGTTTGTTCCTTAGGAGTCTCTTCAATCACAGTTTCTTGGGTGTCTTCAGCATCAATCTGATCTGCTTCAAACGATTCTTGCTCAATAAGCGCCATAATGTTGTTCTCCTGTCTCTCTGTGAGATTATAGGACTATAAAATACATAACTACGGTGTAGTTACCCTACTAAACTAGTAAGTTACTCAGGCACAGCGTAGCTTTTCTTACGCTCTTCCTTGAGTTTCTCACTTCTTTTACGTTCCCAAGCGTCATAAGCTGTTGGATAAGCACCTGTGATGCCTTCTAACTTCATATTAGGCTTAGAAACAATTCTGATGGCCTCTTTACCGCATTCTTTACATTGAATTTTGCGTTCAGAGTCATCAATAAACGCCTCAGATAAGTGATTGTCTGAGCACAAAAACTCGAAGATTCGTCTCATTGAGCTTCTCCTTGTAGTTGTTCATAGACTTCTTCACAAGTCTTCTTGCGATTAAGCATCAAATCTAAAATATCTAGCTGTCCGCGACGATAATGTAATGTTTGAGCGTCTTCGACAGTACGAATATTTTGTACTTGTTGCTTTAATTTCTCTAGATCCTCCATGAGGAATCCCCATCCTTGGGTAGCCATCATGGAGAATGTTTCTTCGTAATACGTCTGAAGTTCCTTATCCATCTAGGGGAAACTCCTCTCTAGGTTTATTGTTGTGTTCGATTAGCCATCTGAGCCATAGCGATACGCTCGTTGCTATCAATGTCTTTCTCTTTGAGCATGATTTCTGCTAAACGAACTCGACGTTCAAAGTCAGCAGACTCATTATTCTCATTCAAGTTATTAGACAGAGCAGCAATCACACGAGCACGGGCTTCTTCAGGGGCAATTTGAGCTTCAACCATAGCCTTTTGAGCTTCTGCTTGAGCTTTCTGAGCTTTAGCTTGTGTCTCTTGAATCTGAGCTTCAGCAGCAGCCATTTGCATAGCCTGTTGTTGCTGAGCAGCTTGTTGAGCTTCAGGAGAGGGCTGACTCATTTGTTCCAGAGTAGCAATCAACTCTTGTCGGTTGGTCAGAGAGCTGTTCTGCAGGATACCTTTAAGGATCAACGGAAGCACAGGAGTGTCCGGACCTAAGGTTTGCAGTAAAGCGATAAACTGTTGCTGTTCGAACTCACGAGCCAAGATACCCAGAGTAGCTGTTGGAATGAACTTAACATCCACAGAAGGGTAACGCTCAGGATCGAACTGCATATAACGCCATGCAGCTTTATTGATAAACGGGATCAGGAAGTCTTCTTGGAAGTTCGTCAAGGTACGCTTGTACTTCTTGATGATGCCTGCCATAGCCATCGACATACCGCCTGCGCCAGCATCGCGGGGAACATTGGAAGGCATGCCAGCCGAATCGACAGTACCTGTTGCCTGCAGCAGTAAGCGCTCAAAGTTCTGAGCAGTCTGAATGTTTGTCTGATCCGTAGCACCAAACTTGAACGGCATCATAATCTGGTTAGGATCACCGTTGGTCAGGAATGCTTTACCGGGCTTGATCTCAAACTTAGCACCACGAGGAAGTCGGGTAGCGTCCATAGCGATCATAGGGGCCGTTGTCAGAGCAACAGAGTCCATGTGAGCACGGAGCTGACCATCAATAGCCTTCTGCATGTTGTAGGCCTTTTCAGCCGTACCCCGACCCCAGAAGCGCCCTGGAACGGTATCATCCTGATAAGCCATCACAGGTCGATCCTTCATCATGTAAGGATTAGCCTCAGCTTTAAGGGTCTTGTTACCGTTAACGACAACCACGATAGCTTCAACAAGCTCATCGTACTCATCAGCCAGAGAATCTTCAGGGAAGAGATCAACTTCCTCTTCTTCAGAGAACTCTTCCAAGTATTCTTTAGGAACCAGCCCGTAGTAAGTCATCAGACGTACACGGCCATCTTGGAAGGAAATAACCTCTTCTGTAGGCTCAAGATCATCGTCAGGAGCATCTAAACCTAAGTCAATCTTTCGATAGATACCTTTTTCCATGCCTTCCACTACTTTATGGACAGACACGAATTTCTCAACTGCACAGCCCATAGAATCGTCTAAAGACGTAGCATTAGGATCAATCAGGAAGTTCTTAGGATTGACAGGAATCAGTTTTACAGAAACACGATCTTTCTCTTCGACGCCAATGGCTGCAATGCCCGTTTCACCGGGAATAGCCTGCGTAGCTGGAGCGTATTCTTTCTCCATCTTAACAACGATCTCGCCGATACCGGTACCGTAGATCTCAGCCATCAACTCAATCTGGTCAACAGCTTTCTTGATCTTGTCACGGCTAAAGTCTTCCATCAACTGAGCTTTAAGTTGCTCAATATCCAGAGGATTACCGTTTACATCACGGATGTCATCTTCAATGTCAAACCACTCACCTTGGCCGAAGATAGCTTCCATGATCTCAGCATGGCGAGTCTCAATGGCCTGCTGAGTAGCAGGGGAGATAATACGACTACGCTCAGAGTCACGAGTACGGTCTTCAGCAGCCCACTGACCACGGAAGATACGCTCATATTCGAGCCATTTATCTAAATAGTTCTGGTCACGGTAGTCGCGCCAGCGATCAGTATGAGAAACAACCCACTGAGCTAACTTTAAGTCATTCTCTGTAGGTTCCTCAAACTGACCTGAGATTTCATTTTCTTCAGACATTCTTAATATCCTGAAATAGTGTCAAAAACCTCATAGTCCTCTTCCTCATAGTCAGGAAGGAACGCAGAGATAGCTAATTGTTCTACGTAAGCCAAAGCATCTACCAAGTCATCGTGGACGCCTTTGGTAGGGAACATCACGAGCTGATCCTTAAACTCTTCAAAGTCTTCATCTTCGTTCAGGATGATATGACCATGCTCAAATCTACCCTGTAGTGCCCAGACAACACGATCTGTTTTCTTCTTGTTACCGTGAGTCAGTGTCTGGATATGCGCAAAGGTATTGTACTGACGCATCATGTCCTGTAAGACACCCATAACAGCGTTCATAGCTGTACCACGCTCAATACCGATCTGAGTAGGTTGATATTCCTTAATGTTCTTCAAGATCCTCATGCAGGTGTCTTTAATGTCCCACCTTCCATGCTCAATCTTCTCTACGTACCATTTATTGTCATTACCAATCTTGACCACAGCCATAGCTGTTTCGTCTAGTCTCTTCTTGTTCTGAGATCCATCAGAGATGTTCTCAAAGCCTGCCAAGTCGATAGCAATGACATAAGTACCATCATCAGGCACAGGGCCTTCCTTGATCCACTCAGCTTTGAAGATGTCAGCACCTGCTGTATCAAAACTAGACAAATATTCCTGCTTAAAAGCAAAGGAACTTAGAGTGCGCTTAGCAGCCTCAATTTCCTTCGGATCAATCGTCTCATTGTCTGCCGTGGTTTTGTGCCAACTCTTCCATTCGTGATCTTCACCACTTTGTCCAAGCTTAAAAGTATCATAAAACCAGTTACGACCGCTAGGGGTAGAAATAAAGAGCGCACGGCCTTTCTTATCTGACAGAGCAGCACGTAAGATTTTCTCCCATACATCCTGCTTAATGAACGCACATTCGTCCAGAACAAGATAAGTAAGAGAGACACCGCGAAGACTATCAGGGTTATCAGCACCACGTACAAGGATCTTCCTCCCATTGATAAGAGTAATCTCTAAGTTGTTCACATGGGAAGACTTGATAACAGGCCTACCGAGGTCATGTAACAAGTCCCAGATAATACTACGAGCCTGTCCCAAGGTAGGCGCTACGTACATGACGCTAGAGCCTTCAGGACAGTTTAAAGCCTCAATGAGCAAGGTAACAGCAGACAATCTGGACTTACCGCAGCGACGCCCTGCAGCTACAACTTTAAAGCGGGTAGTGTCTTTGAAAACTTCTTGTTGCCACTTAAGTAACTGAAAGTTAAGTTCACTCATTGTCTATGTCCTTAATCTGTACATCAGATACGTCATAGACCTGTTCCACAGTGTCCACAGACGGGCTAGACAATCCAGTAATGTTGATGGAGATCTGTGGCGCTCCTCCGCCTGACTTAGCAGCTTCAAAGGCAGAAACAGGAGCAATACGATCTACGATGAGTTTCCACGCCGCTGCTTGGTTCTTGTGTTCGTCGTTTAAGGCAGCATCAAAGATAGCTTCCAAGACCTTGGCTGACTTAGGACTATTGAGCATCCTAAGCTTGTACTCATTGATAATGGCTGCTTCACCCTTGGGACGACCTACAGACCTGCTTTCCTTGATCTCAGCTATGTCAGACTTAGGTGGTCTCCCCTTCTTATTCCCTGTCGGCTTGGTCATTACTATAGCCTTTCAGGTACTTCTTGTTGTATTCCTTTTTACAGGACTTACACCAAGTAGAGTAGCCGGTGAATGTTTTCTTATCTACGTTAAAGTCAGACAAAGACTTCTCTTCGTTACAAGCAGTACAAAGCTTATGTCCTTTATTCAAGGCTTCTTTTATAGCTTTTTTACGTTGATAGACTTCCTTACGCTTTTCTTCACGTTTCTGAGAAGACTGTGTAAGCTGTCCTAAATCAAAACGAATAGCAGTGTCTGTTAATTGATACAACATAGTCTTTATCCTTTCATTGTGGGAGACTGTGTAGACTGTGTAGTCTATAAAATTTCTTTAACGTACAGGAATCTAAGATAAATATATACTTTAAGTTAATACTTGTCTTAGTTCCCTTACAGGTGTACGTAATCCTGTCTAAGATGCTTTGTAGTGGGGTCAGGCTACTTAGCAACTCAGAAGTCTTTATCTTGAGTTCCTGACGTGTCTTTACATTTAATCAACACATAAGAATAGTGTAGCACGTATTTTACTTCATGTCAAGTCTTTTCTACAACTTTCTTCAAATATTTCTTAGCCAGTGCGTTTTTTATCTTTAAAGTAATACTTCATAGTTCCCCTTTCAGGGTGTACGGATTCCCAGTGGAGTCCTATATAGTTTTCCTATACAGATCAATAGCTTATTTATGGTGTCTTAACCTCCCTAATTTACCTTTTTTGTGTGCTTAAGGGGCTCCTGCAAAAGTAAACACACTCAATAGCCCCTCCCCCTCATGTCTTTGTAGTCTTACAAGATCCTTACAAGTCACTCTAATGACTGACTGGTCAGTTACTTAGGTTGTCTGACAACTGACAAGTTAACCTTACATGGGACTTACAAGACCTGGCACGATTCTTGCATGGGCTTGTGTGGGGGATGATGTGGGATCCTATACAGTACACCTACCAAGCCAACCTATACTGAATATCTATACAGTGTTATACAGTGTCATACTGTATGTCATGTAAAGAAATGTAAAGTAGCTTGCATAGGGGGTTGACAGATGCTACATTTAAGTCTGCTTCGGCAAATTCATCAACACACACACAGGACACACAGAAATGACACATATCACATACACCACAGGTCGCACCTACGATACAGAGCAGGTTCTGGAGATCACTGTCGAGGAGCATGGCACTGATGAATGGGGCATTGGTGAGGTCACAGCGACCTTTAAAGATGCATCACGTCACATCTCAGGTCGTATTGTCAGAGCTCCTATCTTTGCACGTGAGAGCATTGGAGAGGCTGTCCTGGCCGCCTACGATCACGGCAACTATCAAGCCATCTAACACACACTGGAGCAAAACATGACAATCGAGCGTACATTTCAAGGCGCATACAAGATCAGCGCAATTGTCAACGGTTACTTAGTGTCTAAACAGTACATGGGTTACACTAAGCGCGAAGCAATTCAAGCATTTAAAGAATTCACAAAACAAGGGTAAACACCTATTCACAGGCCCGCTTCGGCGGGTACAATGAGCACATCATCAACACACCAGGAGTCTAAAATGTCCGATCGAATCCACATGCTTATCTGTTTTGCAGTCTTTGCCCTTTGGGGTGTCTTGCTTGCCCTTGGAATTTAAGATACAATCAATCGTCAATCACTGAAAGGAAACGATCATGAAAACACTGTTCTACGTCGAAGTCACTGATACGTATGGAGAAGACGCTAACTATTCATGGGTAAAGCGATTTAAAGTCAGCGCCTCTAGCGAGCTTGGAGCGATACGTAAGGTTAGTGCTGAAACAGGCTTGAATTTCCGCAAGGAATGGGACGATGGCACTACTGTTCGATATGATGCAAAGCATTGTGCCGTGTGCGCCTTCCTGTCGCCTTATGAGGATCAAGCGGAGCAGTATAGTTACGTTAAATCCCTGTAACATAAGTGACACTATACTGTGCAGTATCGTGACAGGATACTGTGCAGTGCAGTGACAGACTAGAACACTCACTAGGTGCTGGCCTTTCCAGTATTCCTTTAAAGGATCAATCCATCATGGCAATCGTTCAAACACTCAATGTCTACCAATTCCGTGGCGCTTTCCGAGCTTGTGGTCGTAACGATCAATTCTCATATGAAGGCCTCGAATGTCTGTTTGACTATCTCGAACAGTACAGCGAAGCCATTGGAGAACCCTTCGAGCTGGATGTAGTAGCCTTGTGCTGTGACTTCTATGAGGATACCGCCGAATCTATCGCTAACAACTACAGCATTGACATTGAAGGCATGGACGAGGATGAGATTGTTGATACTGTCCGCGAATACTTGGAAGAAAACACAAGCATTGTCGGTGAACATTCTAGCAACGTGTTTGTCTATCAAGCCTTCTAATAGGAGAATTTCCATGCTTGACCTCACACCTGACCAAATCAAAGCCCTGACGATCTGGGCCAATGAAAAACTGATGGACATTTTAGACGGTTCTGATTACGATGGCGATGATTGGTTCCTTGTTGATTCATCTATCCCTGAGCTTGAAAACAAAATAGATATCAACCTCTATGATTGGGAGGACGAGCAAGGCAAGATTTTCATTAAATGTGCCGCATATGAGGTTGTTCCTACACCAAATGGCGGACTAAAAACTGTCTGTGATAAATGGATCAGCATCTTTTGAGGAGTCTTGACCATGTACCAAGTTCAATTCATCTCAAGTGGTATTGTAGCCTTCTCAAGCCACGATAGAGGCCTTTGCACATACTTCATCGAGTGCAACAACTACGAACCTGATGTTCCAGAGGTTGACCCTGATACAGGGGAACTTACTGGCTTGTGGATCAAGGGCGATTGTCTGAATCTGTTCACGCTAAAGAAAGTGAAACAACAATGAAAGATCACCAACTATGGATTGACACTCTAAATCTTAACATCCAAGCTGGTAAGACCCTGCAAGAGGCTTTGCTATGCGCTGATGCGTTGTCAGCGAGAGAGTTCTCGAGCAAAGCTCTGCGAGGTTGGCCGTTCAAGTACGTCAACGGTGAACAAACTCCAGATAGCAAAGCATTGGAGGCCAATAAAGCCGCCCATCCTGAACCCAAATTTGATCCTAACACTTGCGAGGAGTCTCCACTATGAAAGCCTATATCTACACCATAGAGGATGAATACTTAGGTATTCCATTGATTGTAGAGGGTGAATTGGTAGACTATGAAGACCATGATCCACCGTTTATAGTTATATTAGATATTTCACATGGTGATAAACCATTGGAGATGTGGTGCCTTAGTGAATCATTCATTAAGCATTGTCAGAATAGGATCTTCCAGCAATGGTGTTCGGAGGTACTTCATGCGTGAACAACTTAAATTGACTGGTTTGCTGGCTTTTGTGGTGATTCTGTACATCATCGGAGGATACATTGATGCGTGAATGGCTCCAGAAGCGATTTAACGGGCTTTTGAGCCGCTTTCTTGAACTTTTGATACCCTGACTAGGGTGAGGACTAAAAATGCGCTGTACGTGCTGTAATAAACGACTGTCTGACTATGAGACAACCCTCAAACATGCTGTCACGGGTGAGTACTTGGACACTTGTCTGGATTGTCTGAGTGACATTGCTCACGATGTACCGTTGCCAGTGAAGGCCAGGAAAGACCTTATTGCTGACATGGACATTCACGAAGAAGTTGACGAACTGACGGAACAGGAGTACAATAGATACTCTAAAGAAGACGATGAAGACTAAGAAGACACCTAAGACATAAAAGTAAATAATATTATAAGTTAATATATAAATATGGTACTTATAGGTTGTTTAAGTTAATGTCTTAGGAAACTTTAAAGTATACTTTAAAGATAGGGTACCACATTTCTGTCTGTTTGTCAAGTACAGAGAAAGTACTACATTTGGAGAGCAACAATGGCTGAATACGATCTTGAGGAAGCACACTATCATTGGGTTTTGTCTGATGTCTGTAGTCTTATCCGCAGATACGGCTACAGCAAAGTGATGACGGACATCGACAACGCATTGCGCACAGACGACCTTGAAGTCGAACTTAAAAGTAACTTTGAGGATGACATGCTGTGATTTTGTCTGTTATAATTGGTGTCTTGACACTTATCAAAGTTTCCTTGAGGTGATGCTATGTTGTCTTTGAACATGAACATTGAAAACACAGCCGTGACTGTCTTGTTTGACTGGTACGGCGAAGAGCCTGACTGGGAAGGCATGGAAGTCATAGCGTTGCTTCCTACACCAGATCCAAGCCTTGCAAAGTACTGGGTAACCATCAATGATGTCTTGAGCGACGAACAATGGAAGCACATTGAGATGGAAATCTATCGCAATGAAGATGAACTTAAAAGACAGGTGAAAGACAATGACTACTAAAGATGAGGTACGTAGTACCGTAGAAGCATTGAAGCTGGCGCTGGAGGCGTTGGAAGAAACGCGCAACGCGCTGGCGTGGTTTTACGACAGCTATCCTCAAGACGTTACGAAGAAGGGCAATGAACTTCTTCCGCATGTGGAAACTGTTCTCACCACCATCCGCGAAGCTTTAGCCAGCCAAAGCGAAGCACTGAACGCTCCGCTGGCCGACACCGCACTGGAGCGCATGGCAGAGAACGAGCGAGAGCTTGGGCTGGACTACATTAAACCAGCAGAAATCCCGCAATCAATAATATGCCCGTTCTGCGAAAGCCAGCATGTACCGGGATGGCTGCACGACTACAACATGGATCGCATGAAAAAGCCAGCACACGTGGCTCCGCCATATAAGCAGCAAAGCGCCAGCGTTAGCGTAGAGCGCGTGGAGCCTGCTTTAGCAAGCGTGGTACCTCATTGCTACATGGATGAGTATGGAAACGTACGAGGAAGCTATGAATACTGGATGGAGTGTGAAGGTGGTTGGTTTCCTGTTTACACATCTCCACCAGCAAGCCCGTCGCAAGGCGACATAAAGCCGTGGGTGGGGCTAACTCAAGAGCAACGTGCAAGCATTGCTGAAGCTAACAACATGTTGGTTGACGATGACTTGTTCGACGCCATCGAAGCCAAGCTAAAGGAAAAGAATGAGCTGCGGGAGAAGAACGCATGACCTCTAAGTTTCTTCGTCATATCGCCTGTGAGAACTGTGGCAGCACTGACGGGAATTCTCTGTATGATGACGGACACACTCATTGCTTTGTCTGTGGTAAAACCGAGTTTGAGAACCAGATAGAAGAAAGATCAGTTATGAGGGACGCTGTAGCGCCATCGAAGAAGCCTGTAGAAATCAAAGGGACTGTAAAGTCAATCCCTGATCGTGGAATCACTCAACAAACTTGTGAGAAATTTGGAGTAACCCAAGATGAATCAACACAGTATTATCCTTACACTAACGGAGCAGGACAGCTGGTCGCTTGTAAACAGCGAAGAGTCGCAGACAAAACTTTTTCAATTAGTGGACGGTTTGCGGAGGCGGGGCTTTTCGGTCAACATTTGTTCCACGGGAACGGAAAGTATGTTACACTCTATGAGGGAGAATTGGATGCGCTCGCTGGTTATCAGCTCACCGGCTCCCAATGGCCTTCAGTTTCTGTAAGGAATGGAGCACAAGCAGCCCTGAAGGACTGCAAAGCACAGTACGAATGGCTTAATAGCTTCGAGAACATCGTTATCTGCTTTGATGCCGATGAACCCGGCCAGAAGGCAGCTAAAGAGGTTGCAGAGCTGTTTGGACAGAAAGCTAAGATTGTCAAGCACAAGAGTGGCTATAAAGATGCTTGTGAGTACTTGCAGGCAGGGGCTACGAAAGAGTTTGTCAATGAATGGTGGAAGGCCGAGACGTACATTCCTGATGGCATCGTCAACGGTAAAGACTTGTGGGAACAACTCCGTAAGCCTAAACAGTTGCCTGATGCTTCGTGGCCTTACTCAAAGCTTAATGAGATGATGGCAGGTTTGCGTAAGCGTGAACTTATCACCATAGCAGCAGGGACAGGACAAGGTAAGTCTACTTTCTTGCGTCAGTTGATTCATCATTTGTTGATGACGACTAACGACAACATTGGAATGGCTTTTTTAGAAGAATCTCCAGAGCGTACAGCACTGGGCATTATGTCTATTGAAGCAGGAAAGCCTTTGCACTTGCCACAGACGGAGTATACCGAAGATGAACTTGAGCAAGCTTACTTGAAGACAATGGGAACAGGCCGCTGCGTTTTGTTTAACCATTTTGGATCGTTAGATATTGACAATGTTCTTAACAGGCTTCGCTATATGGTGAAGGCTCAAAACTGTCAATGGGTCGTTCTTGACCATTATCAAATGATCTTGTCAGGTATGGATACAGACGAGCGCAAAGGCCTGGATATGTTGCTTACTAAATTGCGTACATTTGTTGAAGAGACAGGGGTAGGTTTATTTGGAATCTCCCACACTCGACGACAGGATGGTAAGGGATTGGAGAATGGAGCAGAGATCAGTTTGTCTTCCTTGCGGGGAACTCAAGGTATTAGCCAGTTGTCTGATGCTGTTATTGGCCTTCAACGAGATCAACAGAATGATGATGAATCCAAGAGGAACACTACTGAACTTCGATTGTTGAAATCACGCTTTACAGGCGAGACGGGACCTGCTGGCAGCCTATATTTTGATAAGAAAGTCAATAAACTTGTAGAAATTCAAGAAGAAACTCTTTAAGTACGTATTTTTACGTATTGTATTTCTTCGATCATGTGTTATAATTATATGGTCTAAGTAAATAAAGGAGTTAGCATGAAACAATGTAAAGTTTGCGCCCAAGAGCTACCTGATGAAAAGTTTGGTAATACGTATCATACGCTTTCTGACGGTACTCGAAAAGCATATAAAGATTCAACATGTATGGTTTGTCGTAGAAAAAAACACTTGGAGAATCCTGAAAAGAAGGAAATTCATAAAAGAGGCTCAAGCAACTGGTATAAAAACAATCCTGATAAGGCAAAGGAACAACGACTACGCCGATATGGTATTACATTACAGCAATATAATCAGTTGAGAAAGATTCAAAACTATTGCTGTGCTATTTGCGGAAGACATGAGCAAGATGTTGAACAAGGAAAAGCAGTTACTAGTAGTACTGCACTCTGTGTAGACCATTGTCACACAACTGATAAAGTTCGTGGCCTTCTTTGTACAAACTGTAATACAATGATCGGTAAGTCTAAAGATGATGTTTCCGTCTTGGAAGCAGCAATTACATATTTGAAGGAAAAAAATACATGACAGCACATGAAGCTGGTAAAGGCGACACACCACGTAAGCAACAGGATCAGAAGGCTTACGAGGAAGGATGGGAGAGGATCTTCCGCCCTAAACCTAAAGAGGAACTTGTAAAGCAACATCAAGAGGATGACTGTAATGACTAGAGAGGATATAATTCACATGGCGCGTGAGGCTGGGTTAATTTATTGGACGCACAATCGTTGGTGGATGGACGCAGGAGAGCCGGGCGATGAGCTTGAACGCTTCGCCGCCCTTATTGCTTCGCGGGTCTCTGCTGCCGCAGTGGAACGTGAGGCAGAGGCTTATGCTATTCCGATGACGCCTGACGGTGTTAAAAGCTCACAACACAGGTGGCGAGGTTTTAATGAGGGCTATAAACAAGCCATAAAAGATTGTGTTGCCTTGTTAATGATTCAACACGAAGCAGCAAAGGGAGCACATAATTACTGGCAAGTTGCTGCAAATTTAATCCAAGCAGACGTAAGTAGTAACACATGAGTTGGATATTGACTGGTTTTGTTTCAGAGATGGGGAATCTTGTTCAGCATATAGTACCTACAGATGATCTGTATGAGCATGAATTACTTCCCACTTGTTGGTGTTGTCCTTAGATTGATGCTAAAGATTTTTTAGCCATTCACAATTCTGCAGATGAGCGAGAAAAGTTTTAAAGAGGTGAAAGGAAGCCATCGTGACAGTCGAACATTTGATTGTTGGAGCAACAGGAGTTGGGTATCTCATTGTAGGTGTGCTACAATGGCTCAAGGGCGAGACAGCTAATGGCATGATCTGGACAGGATATGCGTTTGCTCAGGTAGGTTTATGGCTCAATTTGAAATGAAACTATATGCTTGTTATGAAACCTCTCTTGTTCCGTATGAAGGGTATGATACATTGATTGCTATCTTCGACACAGATAAAGCAGCAAAAGAATATGTAACCATGCTAGACAAAGCATATGGAAGTGAGTATATTTGTTATACTTATGAGATATTTGAACTTAACAAACCTACAGTGGAGTAAAAATGCCAGACATTACAATGTGTAGGGACACAAGATGTCCTAACAATGAACGATGTTACCGTTATGTAGCTCTTCCTGACAGTTATTGGCAGAGTTATTTTTTGAGTAGCCCTAAAAAGATGGATGGATGTCCTGAATTTTTGCCAATAGAAGAAAGTAAAGAGTATGAGGATCGTTCTAGACATCGAAACGGATCTATCACACAAGAAGATCCATCTGGTAGTCACTAAAGACATTGATACAGGCGAAGTAAGAACATGGAAAGAAGCAACTGGCCTAAACGACTATCTAAACAAGGCTACACTCCTGATTGCTCACAATGGAATAGGATTCGATTTTCCAGTGTTGAACAGATCATGGAAGACGAAGATCAGATTGAAGCACGTATTCGACACTCTTATCGTAAGCAGGCTTCTAGATCCGAGCAGGGAACAAGGACACTCTCTGGAGGCATGGGGACAGTCTCTAGGCTTCAGGAAGATTAACTATAAGTCCGTATGGCAATGGCTCCAAGGACGACGAGAGGAATACGATGGAGAATGTTTCGATAAACCTGTTGATAGTCTTCTGGAGTCTTATTGCATTAGGGACGTTGAAGTTTGTGCTAAACTGTATCTTAAACTATGCAATGAGATTTCTGAGAAACAGTTTTCGCAAGAGTCAGTTGAACTGGAACACAAAGTCGCGGCTATAATCGCAGAACAGGAACGCAATGGATTCAAATTATCGGTGGAACAATGTACTTTGTTACTTGTTGACTGGAAAAACCGCATTTCAGAAATACTTGGAAGAGCGCAACAACTCTACCCTCCAATCACAACAGAACGATACAGCGAAAAAACAGGAAAACGACTCAAAGATTCCACGACTGTGTTCAACATGGGATCAAGACAACAAGTAGCAGAAAAGCTACAAGAACTTGGATGGAAGCCAACAAGATTCACAGAGAAAGGTTCTGTAATCATTGACGAATCTGTCCTAGAGGAAATCATTAAAAATGTCAAACAGAAAAGAGTATCACAGACAGTGGAACGAAAAGAATAAGGAACGTATCAAAGAACAAAAGAAAGCGTACTATCAAAACACTAAGAAAGAACGTACAGATGCTGACCTAAAGTATAAGTATGGAATTTCGTTAGAAGAGTATGATAGAATGCGCGAAGCACAAGGGTACAAGTGCTATTGCTGTGGAATCACTGAAGAAGCTTTAGCAGAAAAGTATCCTGACTCTCATCACAAGAAACTTTGCATAGATCATTGTCATACTACTGGAAAAGTAAGAAAACTTATCTGTAGTGCCTGCAATACTTTGATAGGTTATCTTGAAAAGAGAGAAGACAAACTAGAAGCAGCTTTACGGTACATTGATGAACACAAACGATGATAAACTGCTTGAACTTGCTGAGCTTGTTAAAGAGTATCTTCTTCTTCAGAAACGAGTTAGTCAAGTAGAATCATGGCTTGAAGCTATTGGAGAGGATGGGCGAGTTCATGGACGAGTAATCACCAACGGAGCAGTGACAGGCCGTATGACGCACAGTAGCCCTAACATGGCACAGATTCCTAATGCAGGTTCTGTCTATGGGCATGAGTGTCGTGAGTGCTGGACTGTTGAAGAAGGAAATGTCTTGGTAGGCTGTGATGCTTCAGGCTTGGAGCTTCGGATGCTTGCTCACTATATGAAGGATGGCGATTATGTCAGAACTGTCTGTGAGGGATCATCTAAAGATGGTACAGATGTTCACACAGTTAACCAAAGAGCAGCAGGACTCGCTACTCGGGATAATGCAAAAACTTTTATCTATGCATTCCTCTACGGTGCAGGAGATGCAAAGATTGGTAGCATCGTTGGAGGATCAGCAAAAGATGGAGAAAGACTTAAAGCAAAGTTCCTTAAACAAACACCGGCCCTCGCCCGGCTCTTGGATCGAGTTAAACGACAAGCAGCTAAAGGATGGGTTCCCGGCTTGGACGGCAGACGCATATGGGTACGCTCAGAACATGCAGCCCTGAATAGTCTCCTACAAGGCGCTGGAGCTATCGTGATGAAGAAGGCTTTGTGTCTTTTCTACGACAAGATCAAGGCTAATAAGTGGCCTGTGAAGCTAGTCGCTAATGTGCATGATGAATTTCAGTTTGAGTGTCCTCCTTCGGTAGCGGAAGAGGCAGGCAAAGCTGCTAGAATGTCAATCATTGAAGCAGGGGAGTATTTCAAGCTCCGCTGTCCTCTAGACGGAGAATACAAAATTGGACGAACTTGGAAAGAAACACACTGATGATTGATAGAGAACTATTTCAGAAAGCTTTTGAAGCCTTAGAAGACATGATGCAAGAGTTTAGAAAATACGATCTACCGTATGGAAGTAAGGCTTATGCTAAAGCAAAAGATGCTCGTTTATACTTGTATGCTCGTTTGTCTAAACCTGAGCAGGAGCCTGTGGCTTGGCGCACGTTTGATGGTGAGGGAGATTACGACTACCGTAACTACGACATGAACGAGAACTACGCCGATGAATGGAACAAGACACACCCCAAACATAAAGGATGGGTTGAACCCCTCTACACAGCCTTACCAACACAGCGCAAGCCTCTGACGGATGATCAGATCATGGAAATGTACAACGAGCCGCGTAGTGACGCAGAAATGATCGAGTTTGCCCGCGCCATCGAAGCCGCCCACGGCATCAAGGAGGAACAATGAATGAGTTGGCTCTTTTCGCAGGCGCTGGTGGAGGCATACTTGGAGGAAAAATCCTTGGATGGCGAACAGTCTGTGCCGTTGAATGGGAACCATACCCAGCAAGCGTACTTGCCGCCCGACAAAATGACGGACTTCTCCCGCCTTTCCCGATTTGGGATGACGTACAAACCTTTGACGGAAAGCCGTGGCGAGGAATTGTTGATGTCGTATCTGGAGGATTTCCATGCCAAGACATCAGCTCAGCAGGACAAGGAGCAGGTATTGGGGGAAGTCGAAGCAGTATGTGGAAGCACATGGCTAGAATCATCGGAGAAGTCCAACCAGCTTACGCTTTCATTGAAAACTCCGCTATGCTCCGCACTAGAGGACTCGGTGTTGTCCTCCAAGACCTTGCCTCATTGGGGTACAATGCTGAATGGGGAGTGTTACCAGCAAGCTCCATTGGCGCTAATCACAAGAGGGCACGTATGTGGATCGTTGCTTCCAACACCAACTTGTCACAACGCAAAGGAGGGGGCGTATCCTGCGGAGTACACCAGGAAGACTCCAACACTTGCGACTCACGTTGGTGGAAAGATTCATCCGGAATTCACCGAATGGATGATGGGGTGGCCGCTAGGATGGACAGACTTAAAGCCATTGGAAACGGCCAAGTACCCTTGTGTGCTGCAACCGCTTGGACAATGTTAAAAAATAGATTGGAACAACATGAAAAAGAAATACACTGATCCTGATAAGATCACAGGACAGATTGTAATCAATTTGTATGAGGATAGTTTTGAAGTCAAGACTACAGAGACAGTTGATCTGTTTACTGTGTGGGCTGTAGCGATAGGCATCCAAGAATATTTGGAAAATATCGCCGAAGACCTTGACAAAGTAGACAAGATCATGCTACACTAATAGCATCAACAATGAGACTGTGGCGTAATCGGTAGCCGCAGCAGACTTAAAATCTGCCGCCTAGTGCGTGAGGGTTCGAGTCCCTCCAGTCTCACCAATTAGCTTGATCCGTCACCTCTTCTGGCCTTTCTGGGAGAGAAGATCCGACTATTCGGGCGGCAGTGACCCTGTAGTATGGTAAGCAGGCGTGCAAGAGACGAAGTTCTTGGGTGTTCTTACACGGGCTGCACCAAAGTCAGTCGCTGGATAACGTAACCAGCATTTCTTAATTTTAATCAAAGGAAAATGAAATGGATATGAAACCTGTAAAGATCGGTGGTGAACTCTTCTGGAGCAATTGGATGAACCAGTACAATACTAAGTTCAACGAAGATAACAAGAAGTATGAATGCACTATCGGCAATCTTTCAGACAAAGCCGCTGAAGCCCTGAAGGAGCTTGGCATCCAAATCAAAGAGAAAGACACTATGGGCAAGTACATTGTAGGCAAGAGCCTATATGTCTTTGAACCTGTCGATGAAGACGGTAAGCCTGTTGACATTTCCAAGATTGGTAACGGAACTAAAGTCACTGCTCTGGTGTCCAGCTATCGTCACAAGATGTCGGCTAAGTACGGAGCGGCTCCTAGTATTAAGAAACTGATCGTGACTGAGTTGAAGGTATATGAGCCTGAACCACGTGAGGAAGAAGAGGCTGATGACATTCTCTAATCCTCCTAAGGATTTACTCATAGATTCTGATTATTTGATATACGCTGTTGGTTTTGCTAGTGAGGAGGATTCTGAGAAGTTTGCAAAGAGCAGGTTAGTAGAGACACTAGAAGATTTGGTCTACATACACCTGAAGGCAGACTCTTATGAAGCCTTCTTAACTGGTAAGAACAATTACCGTTATGAGATTGCAAAGACAGTACCCTATAAAGGTAATCGCAAGGACGCTAAAAAGCCCAAACATTATGATGCTTTGCGTGAATGCATGATTACCCGCTTAGGTGCTGTCATTGTTGACGGTCAAGAAGCTGATGATGAAGTAGCTATCAGGATGACTAAGGAGCCGGATCAATACCTTCTTGTAGGTGTAGATAAAGACCTAAGACAGATACCGGGATGGCACCATAATCCTCATAAGGCACAGACGGAGTATATTGATGACTTTCAGGCGTATAAAAGCTTTTGTTTACAGTTGCTCACCGGGGACAGAGTTGATAACATACCGGGTCTGGAAGGGATTGGTCCAAAGAAGGCCGCTAAAGCTTTGCAGGACGCTACGACAAAAGAAGAACTTCTCAAAGCGGCCTATGAAAAGTATCAAGAACTTGGGTATTCGTTGGATTATTTTACAGAGCAGGGGCAACTCCTCTGGCTTAGGCGATATGAGGGAGAACTATGGCAACCGTCAAACGTAAGCTAAGTGCCGCACAGGTAGCAAAGAAATACTGTCTTCCTATACTAGAAGGATACCATCGACATCATATTATTCCTACTCATGCAGGAGGAAAGAACCACCCTTGGAACGAAGAATATTTACTTCCTCATGAACATGCAAATAAACATTTTTTGAGATGGCTTGAAACAGGAGATATTGGAGATTTCCTTGCTTATTCTGCTTTGATGGGATGGAAGTGGGACACTGCTTTGTTGCTTAAAGAGGCAAGTAAAAAAGGTGCGAGTATTCGTAAGAAGATGATACAAGAAGGTGTTGTTAAGACTTCTTTTCAACAAGATCGAGATTTAGCAAGCAGAGCAGGAAAACAAGGAGGCTATAAAGGCGGTCCAGCAGCTTTGAAAAAACTTTTGATGAATAGCCCGGATAATCAAAGTAAAGCAGGAAAAGTAGGCGGAAAAATAGCTTCTAAGATTCGGAGCCGGTGCGCTACATGTGGGTTTATTTGTAGGCCTGTCAATATGTGGAGACACCATAAAGCAACTAATCATGAAGGAAGTGAACGAATTGAAGAAGAAATTAACTAAGAAACAAGTTGGATTAAAAGCGGGCTTCCGCAGTGGCTTGGAAGAGCGCATTGCGGAGCAGTTGGACAAGGCAGGTGTTGAGTATACTTATGAGCAGGTAAAGCTGAAATACATCAAACCAGCTTCTGAGCATGTGTATACGCCAGATTTCCAGCTTTCTAACGGGATCATTGTAGAGACTAAAGGCCGATTCTTGATGGCAGATCGTCAGAAGCATATCCTTGTTAAGAAGCACAATCCAACACTGGACATTAGGTTTGTCTTTAGCAACTCTAATGCACGGATCAGCAAGACAAGTCGTACAACCTATGCACAGTGGTGTATCAAAAACGGCTTTAAGTATGCAGATAAGGTTATACCTCAGGAGTGGATAGATGAGTGACAACACAGGCGGGCCAGCGTTTCCGGTGCCAGACATTGACGGCAGCAATGTTTGCGAAGGCATGACCCTGCGCGACTACTTTGCGGCCAAGGCGATGGAGGGATTGCTGGCGCAGTCTCAGGGCACCGCCCTTGGTAGTCCCGTTGAACAGGCGGCTGAGTACGCATACGCAATGGCAGACGCCATGCTATGTGCCCGCGGCACTTGAAAGCGAGGAATCAATGAACAGTATTTTTAAGATGTTAGAGCAAGACGCAGTGCGTGATGCTTGGAACAATGTCATGGAAGCTCTTGTGGTAGAGCGTCTGAAGGAAGATTATCTCTTGTGTCTTGACTGGGATGACGTAGAAACTTCTTCAGCTATCTTGACAGTCTTGCGTTACTTCATGTTTTATGAAGACTTTAAACATTTTCTTGACGAGGTACGTCATGCAGGTTACGTTGTTACACGAGAATTCTGATGGTAGTGCTTGCTACAGTTTTGACCTGACAGAGCAGGAACGTGAACAGCTGCTTTGTTATGGTATACTCGAAGCTCTGAAGAATGGAATCAGAGAAGGCGAGAAACTAACCTGTGAAGGAAAAGACATTGAAAGTTGAACTGGTATGGGCTACTCCTGACATTGAAGAGAAAGTAGCTTATTGTGCTCGGGTGAGTAATCCTGAGAATCAGCATAACCACGAGACTGCTCCGAAGCTTCTGAAGTACTTGATGAAGCATAAGCACTGGAGTCCCTTTGAAATGGCTAATGTGTGTATGGAGATCGAAACTACTCGTGATATTGCACGACAGATCCTCCGTCATCGTAGCTTTAGCTTTCAGGAGTTCTCTCAACGTTACGCTGTAGTCAATGACTTCTCTATTCGAGAATGTCGAACACAGGATGAGAAGAATAGGCAGAACAGCTTGACTACTGAAGACCGAGAGCTACAGAACTGGTGGAACTCTGCTCAGTTGCGCGTACAACAAGAAGCTGAGTTCATGTATCGTGCTGCTTTGAATCGTGGTGTTGCTAAAGAGCAGGCTAGAGCATTGCTTCCTGAAGGCATGGCAGTGAGTCGTATGTATATGAACGGCACTCTGCGTAGCTGGCTGCACTACATTGAAGTACGAACTGATCCTAGTACGCAGAAGGAGCATCGTGATGTTGCAGAAGCTTGTAAAACGGTATTGGCTACACTGTGTCCGTCCTTGATGAGCGCGTTTAGCGCGTAGGAGATGTATAATGAACATGTATGAAGAGATTGAAGACATCCTAGACAACTTTTACTTTGAACAGGTCAAGAAGACAATAGATGCTCTAGAATGGAAGTACCACGATAGTCCTGATTCTTATATCACTATTGCAGAACTTCGTAAAATGGCAAGGCGTCTGTTGAAAGATGTCTACAATGCTGCTCCTTCAGATCATTGGTTTGCTGCTTGCGGGGGCTTTGAAGCTGAACGGCGGATGTATCCCGGAGATCCAAATAAGTATCTCTATTTGAAATTTGTTGTAGCGGAGTGGTCAAATGCTGATTGAAGAATATCAACAACAGGCTTGGAAGACAGCCTTGGAAACTGCTAAGAATCCTGCTTACATGGTGGCTAATCTGACCTCTGAAGCTGGTGAAATTGCAGGGAAGTTTGCCAAATGGATTCGCGATGGTGTGATGGACGAAGAAGGTATGCAAAAGGAAATGGGCGACACCTTCTGGCAGCTTGCAGGCTTGGCTACTGTGATGGGTTGGAGCTTGACTGATATTGCTTCTAAAAACCTTCAGAAGCTAAATGATCGTGCTGGTCGTAATGTTATTTCCGGGGAAGGTGATGAACGCTGAAGATATCATCCGAATGGCGCGGGAGGCTGGAGCAGGCATAGGAAGTTCTGGCCGCTGGCTTGTCACGCAAGACGAACTTGAACGCTTCGCCGCCCTTATTGCTTCGCGGGTCGCTGCACACATCCGAGAGACAGAGTTCAAACCTGATTGGAACAACTACCGGCAAGGCTTTGCCGATGGTGTCGCAGAAGAACGTGAGGCGTGTGCTGAGATTTGCGACCGCTTTCAAGCGCGTGACGTTGGAATGCAGCCAGCCGAATGTGCGGGGGCCATCCGCGCCCGTGGTAAAACCACATCAAGGGGTAACACATGAGAATCTTAGTAATTCCTGACTGCCAAGTAAAGGAGGGTGTTCCTATGGAGCACCTTACATGGGCAGGAGAGGCTATCTGTGAGTATCGTCCTGACGTTGTGGTAAACTTGGGTGACTTTGCAGATATGCCCAGCCTGTCTAGCCATGATGTTAAAGGCTCTAAGTACTTTGAAGGCTTGCGCTACAAGACAGACATTCAGGTGGCTAAGGATGCCATGAAGATGCTCTTGAAGCCTCTGCGAGACCTTCAAAGCCGTCAGAAGAAGAACAAGGAGAAGGTTTATAAGCCCCGTATGGTACTGACTCTGGGGAATCATGAGAACCGTATCGACAGGGCTGTGAACAACAATCCTACGCTTGAAGGACTGATTTCTACTAAGGATCTTGAGTATGAAAAAGATTGGGAAGTACATCAGTTTCTTCATCCTGTGTTCATCAATGGCGTGGGTTTTAATCACTATTGGCCTGTGGGCGCAATGGGACGACCTGCAGGCAGTGCTAGTGCTATCATTAACAAGCTACATCAATCTTGTGTTGCTGGACATCAACAAGGCAAGCAGATCGCTTATGGTAAACGTGCTGATGGCAAGCCTATTTGTGCAATCATTGCTGGCAGTTACTATCTGCATGATGAATCTTATATGGATCAGCTGTCTAACCGTCACTGGCGCGGCTTGTTGGTGATGAATGAAGTCAACGATGGACACTTTGATGAGATGTTTTTGTCAATCGAATACCTAGGAAAGAAATATGGAAACTAAGAAACAAACCAAAAAAGTAACACCCAAACCTAAAACGTACTATTCACGAAAGTTTCTCAATAAAGATAAAGGAATGGCCGCTATTGAGTTTACTTTTGAGTTTAATCCAGAGTGGATGTATCATGGCGGGTGGGATGCCAATGTTGTCATCTCTGACTGCTATAAAGCATCAACACTTGATTTCAGTTGTTATGATGTAAAGGACATTGATAAAGTTATCGACAAAGTTTCTCTAATCTTGACTGAGTTTGAGAAATTTGGTAACTTGCTTCTTGAAAACAAAGAAGCCGCTATTGAGGCCATGAAAAAAGCCGAAGCTGAGCGTAAGGAACGTAAGGCAAGGAAGACTAAAACTTCTCTTTTGGATAAGCTGAATGATGATAAGTGAACACAAGTGTAATAGCTGCTTCTATATGCAGAATGAGCGTAGCCGTAATCCTTGTAATGTCTGTGAAGGGTATAACAAGTACGTGAACCGTAACATTTATATCCATCAACCGGATACGATTACAATTAAAGAATGGGACGACGCTTCGCTGGAAGAGGATACTTTTGACGGCTACTATGGCGGCTCGGAGGATTATGTGCAAAAAGCACATGATGCGGTGAGTAATCCTAAACACTATATGCTCTTCGATAAAGGGTTTTATTCTGAAGGCATTGAAGTACGAAACGTGCTTGAGAAGCTGTCTCAAAAAGTGTATGAAAGTGAATACACGCCAAAGAGTATGCCTATGGCTTTATCTGACTATGTGCAAATGATGCAATACCTGATGCGCTTCATGGATAAGAATGGTAAAGAGGATCTAGAGAAGGCACGGTGGTATTTAGATAAGCTGATTGAGGCCTATGAATGAGATTACTCTTGACGAACTAAAAGAACGTCTTGCAAGCTTAGATGAGGTCACATTGATGGAGGTGTTAGATATCCACAGTGATGAACTCGTCGAAGCCTTTGAGGACAGAATTGAAGAAAATATAGATAAACTAAAGAGGATGATGAATGGCTTTTGAGGATAGTTATGCCTCATGCTGATCCAGAGGCAAAGAAACAATACTTCAGAGACTACTACCGGAAACGTAAAGAAAAACTGGACGCTTACAAAAAAGAATGGATTGACAAGAATCCTGACAAACCGGCTGAGTATTCTAAGAAGTATAACGACAAGACCAAAGAGAAACGCCAGAAATGGCAAAGACAGTATCTTTATGGCTTGACACATGAGCAATTTGAAGCTATGCTCTCAGAACAGGACAACAAGTGTGCTCTGTGTTCTCGTAGCTTTGATGAAGCTAAGATTTTTGTAGATCACTGTCATTCTGTTGGTAATGTTCGAGGTCTTCTGTGTCCGTCGTGCAACACCGCTCTTGGATTGATTAAAGATGATCTTGGTTGGTTGGTAAAAGCAAAGAAATATTTAACGGAGAAATAATGACTGAAAACAAATATGAAACACCCTTTAGCTCTGTTGGGTACATTACGTACAAACGTACCTATGCTCGTCGTCTTAATGAAGCTGATCCTAATAGCCCTACTGAAGAGTTTGAAGACACTGTTAATCGTGTCGTCACTGCTTCTAATAGCCAGCTTAACGTAGGATTTACTTCTGATGAGCAGGAACGTCTGAAGAAGTATTTGATGGAGCTTAAAGGAACTGTGGCCGGTCGTTTCTTGTGGCAGCTTGGTACTGATACTGTTGGTCGTCTTGGTGGAGCAAGCCTACAAAACTGTGCTTTTAAAGTTGTAAAATCTCCTGTGGAGCCGTTTACGTGGGCGATGGACATGCTGATGCTAGGTTCTGGTGTCGGCTACAATATTCAAAAGGTTAATGTTGAAAAACTTCCTCCAGTCAATGTGGATTTTAAGTGTCCTACTCGTACTGACACTGCCGATGCTGATTTTATTGTCCCTGATTCTCGTGAAGGATGGGTTGCCCTTCTTGGTAAAACGCTTAAAGCAGCGTTTCTAGCCCATTCTAGTGGCAAGCAGACCTTTACGTATTCTACAAAATTGATTCGATCTAAAGGCGCTCCTATTAAAGGCTTTGGCGGTACAGCCTCTGGCCCTGAAGATCTTGTATGGGGCATCAATAAAATCAGTGAAGTTCTTGAAAAACGCGCCGGTCGAAAGCTACGTCCTATTGACTGTCTTGACATTATGAACATTATTGGTGCTATTGTAGTTGCTGGTAATGTTCGACGCAGTGCGCAGATTGCTATTGGAGATCCAGATGACGTTGAATATCTACTTGCTAAACGATGGGACTTGGGTAATATCCCAAGCTGGCGAGCCATGTCCAACAACAGCGTTGTTTGTCACGACATTGGAGACCTTCATGAGTTCTTCTGGGATGGATACGAAGGCAAAGGAGAGCCTTATGGCCTCATTAACCTTAAACTGTCCCGTAAAATTGGGCGGCTTGGTGAAACCGAATACCCTGATCCCGATGTCCAAGGTTACAACCCTTGCGCGGAACAGAGCTTGGCTGATGGAGAAACTTGTTGTCTTGCAGAAATTTATCTGCCGAACATTACTTCTAAAGAGGAAATGCTAGATGTTGCCAAACTTCTCTATCGTGTCAACAAACATTCGCTTGCTCTTCCGTTCCATCTTAAGATCACTGAAGAGATCGTACATAAAAATATGCGTATGGGTATTGGTGTCACGGGCTTCCTCCAAGCTACGGAAGAACAGAAAAGTTGGCTGAAAGATGTTTATAAGGATCTGCGTGAGTTTGATAAGCAATATTCAAAAGAACACGGATTCCCAACGTCTATTAAGCTGACAACCGTTAAGCCATCTGGTACGTTGTCGCTGCTTCCGGGTGTTACGCCGGGTTGTCATCCTGCCTATGCTCGTTATATGATTCGTCGTATTCGTATTTCTGCTAACCATCCTTTGGTGCAGACTTGTCGAGATCATGGCTATCCTGTGGAGTTTCAGCAAAACTTTGATGGCTCAGAAGATCACAGCACTGTTGTCGTTTCATTCCCGTTCCGACATCCTGACCATGCTGTGCTGGCTAAAGACATGACAGCTATTCAACAGCTTGAAACTGTTAAGTGGCTACAGGAAAATTGGAGTGACAATAGCGTGAGCTGTACTGTATACTATCGAAAAGAAGAGCTTCCTGAGATTCGTAAGTATCTCAAGAAGAACTATAAGAACAATCATAAGAGCCTTTCTTTCTTGTTGCATAATGAGCATGGATTCAAACAGGCTCCTTTGGAAGAGATCACAAAAGAACAATATGATGAACTGGTTGCTAAGACCCGTCTGATTACTTCTATTGATAGTCTCGACATTGGTCTGGACGATAGTGAATGTGCTTCTGGCGCTTGTCCGATTCGTTGATATGAAAACAGTCTACACTAAGGATGCTTGTCCTGCTTGTGTGACTCTGAAGGCTTCCCTGGCTAAGGCTGGGGAGGCTTTTCAGGAAGTCAAGATTGGACGAGACATTACACGAGAAGAGTTTATGAGTAAGTTTCCTACAGTACGGACTGTCCCGTATGTAGTGGATAACGACAAAGGAGAATGATGACTACGGTTCCTGCCAAGAAAGAGACTGCTAAAGAGAAGCAGAGTAACAGTTTGAAGTTGAAGCTGGATGACATGGCAGTTATCAAGCCTAAGACAGACAAACAGATGGAGTTCTTTGAGGCTTATCAACGTGGTGACTACTTCATGGCATTGCATGGAGTAGCGGGCACAGGTAAGACTTACATTGCCTTGTATAAGGCTCTGGAAGAGGTCATGGATCGTAACAATCCCTTTAATAAGGTGACTATCATCCGTAGCAGCGTTCAGAGTCGTGATATGGGCTTTCTACCGGGAGATGTAGATGAAAAGATGGACGTATATATCCAGCCTTACAGACAGATTTGCTCTGACCTGTTTAAGCGAAAAGATGCTTGGGATCGGTTGGTGGAACAAGGACACATTGAGTTTGTGTCTACTAGCTTTATTAGAGGTACCACGTTTATGCATTCAATCTTGATCGTAGATGAAATGCAAAACATGACATTTGAAGAGCTTGACACCATTATCACGCGAGTAGGCGATAAGTCCAAGATTGTCTTCTGTGGAGACTATCGACAGACTGATCTACGTAAAAAGGATGATAAGTCAGGTATCTTGAAGTTCCTTGACATTGCAGGCAGTATGAAAGAGTTCTCACGCTTTGAGTTTGGTATTGAAGATATTGTACGAAGCTCTCTCGTGAAACAATACATTATTGCTAAGACACACTACGAGGATGGACATCATGGTTGAACGCAGAGAAACCACTCTACCGAAGGTTTTTACTGGGAGTAAAAATGGGTAAGGCAAATGACGAAGAAATCATGCTGATGATGGGTCAGCAACAGCAACAGAATGGCCTGATCCGTTCTATCCAACAGCAGTTCAATGCTCATTTGATCTTCATTGACGATGACATTGGAGATCCTGCTATGTATCGTGATGTCATTCATTGTCTTGCCACTTGTAATGAGAACGATACAGTTAACTTCTTGATTAACTCCAACGGAGGACGAACTGATAGTATTTGGCAAATCATTGAAGCCGTTAAAGGGTGTCGTGGGGACGTTGCTGCTACAGTTATTGGTAGTGCTTATTCTGCCGCTAGTATGCTTGCGTGCATGGTTCCGGAATGCTATATTGCGGACTCAGCGGAAATAATGATTCATACGGCTCATTATGGCAGTATTGGAACGGTTCCTAATGTTAAAGGTCAGACCGATTTTGCAACTAAACAGATTAACAGGTTGTTAGATATTTGTTACTCTGGTTTCCTTACGCCGAAAGAAATGGAAGAATTGAAAAACGGAAGAGAATTCTGGTTCAATGCAGACGAATCGCGTGAAAGGATGCTCAAGCGTCAGCTTTATCTGCTGAAGGAATCAAAGAAGAAAGCTCCACGTAAAGTGAAGGAGTAACAAAAAAGGCCTCTAGAGTTCTTACGCTCTAGAGGCCTTTGTCGTTAGTGACTACGGTAATCCTGTAAGACAGCTACGATAGCTGCTATAGAGCCTACAGTCCACAGAATAGGTTTAGCTAACTTAGCTATCCATTCAAGGACTGTAAAAGCACCAGAGGCTGCTGTAAAGGCACTTACCATACCTTCAGTATCCTTAGCTACCTTGTCTACCTTTTCTTCTACTTTAACCAGTCTTTCATAGATTTCATTATGTGATACTTCTTTGGATTCCATATTACTTCTTATTCTTTAGTTCGATGATCTTCTCTAAAGTCCGGCCTCCAAAGTAGGCAGACATAACCAACATGCCCCACTGTCCAAGCAATTCAACATAAGCGTTATTCACGTTAATGTCCCATGCAGACATGAGTGCAAAGCCAAAATAGCCTGTCAGGATAGCCACAAGAGCCATAGGACGGATATTCTTGGATAGCCAGCTATCGGAGGCCATATCGGCACTCCAACGGCCTGTAATGTTATCCTGCTCCGTCTTGTATGCTTCATTCTCTTTAGCCAGCTTCTCCAGCTCACCGTTCTGAGCCATCTCAGCCAACTTGATCTGAGCTTCTGCCTTTTGAGCAGGATCAGGAATGAGTTTGTCTAGGATCTTCCCAGCAAACGGTAATAAGATATTAAGCATACTTGCTCCTATTAAGCTCAAAGTGTACGCCATCTTTGAAGCTAATCCAATCTCCACCCCAGACAATAGGAATACCTAAATCCTTAGCTACCTTCTTGATGTGGTCTGCTACGATCTGATACTTAGGAAACTCCCAAGTCAATTTACCGTTTTCGGACACAGCAATGTCAACAGCAAAGCCTTTCAGATGCCTACTGTTCATGGTCTGAGACTTACCTGCTTCAAACAGTTCCTTCTGTCTTTCCAGAGTACGTAGTCCCTCAGTAATGCCAAAGTCAAGAGGAGACTCTTTGATCGACTCCTCCATGACCTTGACTAAATCAGGGTGTACCCCTTTAAGACGATCTTTACTTCGTTGACTAAAGGAATACATAGTAGTTACTCTTCTGGTTGTGCCAATGTACTGGAAAGCATACCACGCCATGCCATATTAGCAGGAAGAGGCTGCAGAGTACCGGAAGCAATATCAGACACCAGTCGCTCAGCAGCACGTCCCCGCAGCAGGCCTTGAAGCTTATCCGCAGCATAGCCAGTACCACTAACAGCAGCAGCTAACATAGGATTCGTACCTGCTGCAAAAGCTGTACCGGCAGTAACTAATTGACTACGCTCAGGGTTAAACCTAGCCAACAAAGAAAGAAGAGGATCTGCAACAGGCCCGCTTGCTACACTCTTGATTGCATTCTGTTCACGTTCAGAGAACACACGCATTTTGTTCTTGTTACTTGCTAAGTTAATCAACTGACGGCGAATCAGTTCACCTTCAGATGCTTTAGGATCAAGCGCACGAGCCTCAGCAACATTAAGAGCGTCTTCCAAAATAGTAGCACGAGACAGATTGCGCCAATCTTTACGAGCATCTTGAACAGCCTTCACAGCAGTGCCTACATTACCTTTACCGGCTAAAACATCCGAAGCACCTACGTTAGCAATGTAACTGTCTAATTCAGCAACGGCTTGACCGGCATATTTGCGAGTAGTTGCATTATTAGATCCTTTGAGGTCAGTCAAAGCAGAGCGAATCTGTTCGAGCTTCGGGAAAGATACTCGCTGAGTACCTACCATTTCACGAACCTGTTCTAAAACTTGTGCAACAGGCTTATGGTCATCTAATTTAGGGTTAAAGTTCTGCTTAACAAGCTCTTGCTCTACACGATTTAATTGGTCTAAGACACTTTTAGGCTTCAGGAAAACATTCTGTTCTTCCATTCGGCTATAAGACTGCTGAGCACGTCGCTTAATTTCATCCAATGTAACTAATGGCTCTCGTTTAGCTGTTGCAGCAGTTGCGCCTTTAGCACCTAAACTACCGGCAACAGTACCTGCGGCTAACCCAGCAATTACAGAAGCTAAAGGATTTTCAGTAGCTTCTTGAACCACATCTGAGGCAGCCTGAGCAGCCGCACCGCCCGCTCCTGACGCAACAGTCTGTTGAAGCAGGTTTTGACCGAGAGGCGCTAAAGCAGGAGTAGCACGGGCAGCAGCCACTTGAGGAGGTAAACCAGCCATAGCAGCAGCGCCTGTTTGAACAGCACGTTCTAAACCTGTCTCAGGCTGAGGAAGGCCAGCGGCTGTCATCAGGTTTTGAATGCCTTGACTCGGAGAAGTCATCACTTGGCGGCCTGCAGCTTGATTGACTAAAGCAGCTAAAGGATCAGCCATCATTGCAGGAATAGCCGTCAAACCTGTAACAGCAGCGCGGGCAGTTAAACCAGCTTGACGACCTAGATCCTGAGCTACAGAGCGTTGTTCAGGTTGTTTGTAGTTCTGTTGAACATACGCTAAAACCTGTTCTTGCGTTGCTCCTTCAGGCGCATTAACTTCATATTCTTTGCCATCAGGAGCAGTTACAACATAAGTAGCCATATATTTTCCTTATCGAGGACGAATAGACCAACCACCGGCAGCGGGAGCAGCTTGAGCAGGTTTCTTTGCCTTCATAAATTCATCAAACGAAATAGGTTTCTCACCCTGAGTCGTCCGAATCCAGTTAGTATAGTGATGCTCAATTTTAGAAAGATTCTTTTCAAGTTCTTTACGATCTTGACCAATCTCCAAAGAACCCACAGTAGATTGAAGTGCATTCAGTTCTTGAACAGCCACTTGACCAAGAGCACCGCCTGTAGGGCTTGCGTCTCGC